TGCCATAGGACAAATCGATCATGCGTCCCCCGTAGTATGGACCGCGATCAAGGATGGTCACCACAGTCTGCTTTCCATTGTCACGGTTCGTTACAAGGAGGCGTGTGCCAAATGGAAGCGATGGGTGGGCAGCAATGGGGCCATAGGCATTGAATCGAGCACCACTAGCGGTGCGCTGCCCGTCGTAACCATCTCCAATGCCATAGTGCGAGGCAGTGCCGCATTGCCTTGCGTGAGCAGGCGTTGGGAAAAGGGGAGCGAGGAGCAGAAGAGAAAAAAGAAATCGTGAAAGCATCAAGCTGGTGAAAAGAACTAGAGAGGCCCATCGCCATCGCTGACGACAGTCTTACCATTGTGCCATGTCTGTCAAGGGGCTTGCTGGATGCTATGCTTTGAAAGCAGTCGGTTCTAGCGGCTTAATTGCTGCTCCTGTCGCAAGGCGGGCCGTAAGGGTGAACGGGCATAGGCAGTGTGGGTGATGCCGTATGGCTTCGCCAAGGAGCTAGTCATTCTCCTGAGAGGCACACTGCCCTTCTAGGCGAGGAGATTTCCCCTAGTTGTTTTGTTTATCGGAGACTGCGCAAGGGAGGGAGGGCGAAAGCCCTCCTTTCTTTGTGCCTATACAAGACTGGCCGACAGTAGGCTATACAAGACCAGCCGATTTTCCATGAAAAGGAAACTTCCTGCAGAACAAGAACGCGAACGTCTTGCGCGATGGCTAGGAAAAGGAGAAGTTTACATTCCACCAAGTGAGGAGATGTATGATCCTCGCAATGAAGATGATTTTGATACGTGGTCTGTAGGCATGGAGCCTATTCCTGGCGATCATACGTGGGCAAAAGAAAAGGCTCCTGATGGAGCCTTTTGATTAGACATTAGCGAAGATGGTTATTGGGATTCAAGCTCGTCAGCGATAGCGAGGAGTTTTTCGCGGACGGAATCATGCTTTTCGTACTGAAGTATTTTCCCATCAGTCCACACGTCCTCATAATTGAGGGGCGCCACTTGATCCGCAGCAGCTCGCAGGGCGGCGGCAGCAATAGACGCGGGGGTATCAGTACTTTGCCAAGGGTCAAAGGCAGCATCTAGCACTGCTTGTGCGGCGGCGGAGAGGTTAGTCATCGGGCAGAGCCTCCAGTGCGCGGAGAAGAATGTTGTAGTGGGCTGAGTCCAGTTCAGCGTCATCTAGAACTGCGATGGCCTGTTCCTTCAAGCTCGGCGGCTTTGGGCGGCGGTCGGCGCGGAGTTCATCGACAAGTTCTGGATCGGCTTTGAGCCACTCACAGCACGCCTCCAGCTCTTGGTCGCTGCCCCAGCGGGCGGCTTGAGTGGCAACGTGGTCAGCGGCAAGTCCGCGTTCGTACTCTTCACTTAGCCACTGCCGCACCAACTCAGGCGGTGGGACGATAAGGAAAGAATGATTCTCAGTCATTTTCGATGCCAATAGCCTGTTGGTTTGCATAGTCACTGTGCGAATATTGCCAGCGAAGAAGCGATGGAATGGAAGCTGGTTCAACTCCCATATCTTCCAGCAGAAGTTCAAACCATTCTGCCATTGTGTCAATCACTTCCACCACCTGCTGATCATCGGCCCTCTTATTAAGAGCCTCTCCTAGCATTAATTGAAGCTTGGTAAATTTGCTCATGATCAAATGCCAGTGGCAGCACGGTAAAGCTTAAGGCACATATCCTCATGCTTTTGTTTCCATAGCTCTAAACGACCCTCCAGTTGATGGAGAGAAAGCTGCCTGTTTAGGCGTTGAGGGCGTTCCCAGTCAAGCTCAGGATCGTTGTCGTAATCACCATCAGTAAAGAAGGCCATGCTCACAAAGCTCCTTCTTTGATGGCACGTGCATAAGAAAGCAAATATTCTTCCAGATCTGCGCCAGTAGGAGCTTCTTCGACAAGGGCTTCATGGTCTTTCTCGTGGTGCTGCAGGGCTGCTTCAAATACGTGGCGAATGGCATCAAGAGCAAATTGTTGCACAGCATTAGGCTCTTCATCAGAAGCCTTTTCTAATGTGCAAATAAATTCTTGTAGCTCTTGAAGGCTGATATTGACATTCACCATGGGAGAGCCGAGGCTCATCACAAGATTGTTGCCATGAAAGGCGCTAATACCGCCTTCTTCGCCTAACCAATGATAGAACCTTGTAGTCATTGCTTTAAAGAGAAAGGGCATGCAAGCTCTCGCCCGCATGCCCAGTAGTATGCCGCCTTCAGCAGGCCAGGTCAAGCGTTGTAACAATTCTTAACAGAGCCCGCCTTTTCCCTAAGTTCCAGCGTGGTGCGATACGCAGCCTTATGGCTTGGCAATGGCCTGTCCCGCCATTTGGTGGCAATGCAGTGGCAAGCGCCCATAGGCTCTAGCACGACATGCCTATTAGTCCTGTCAAGCAGAATTTGCAGGGCCTGGCGCTTCCGCTTGGAAAGACCAGGCTCGGGCTCTTCAATACCCACCCTTGCATAGTCTGCCAGCTCAGACAGATCGTCCAGCAAGTTGGTCGTTATTACGAAATGACGACCGCGATGCTGTGCTTTAGACCATGCAGGATGCACGTTTTCTGCTGCTAGAGCCTTGGCATCTTCCTGAAGCTCAGGAGGAAGCACAATGTGAACTGTGGGGGCCAGTGGTGTGCCTTCAACAATGAAGGAAGGCTGATGCGTGTCCATGAAGAATCAATGGAAAAGGAATTCACGGCTTTTGAAGATAACCAATGTATTGCCCCATGTGCGACGAGGGAGCAACGCTTGAGCGCCTAAGCTATTTTGCCAACTAATAGAAAGCGGGCCGAACCACATTGTTCCCCAATCACTTGTGCAAATTAGGCCAATGAAATCATTCATTGCAATTCCTCGGGAAGGTCTTCAGGAAGAGGCTTGATTTCTTCAATCAAGGCAATTTTAATGTCGGGGCGCATTGCAAGCATAAAATGTTCAGCTTGTTTAGGAGACATTGCGCCCAAAGCAATAGTTTTACCTTCGGAAGTAGTTATCTTCCAAGTGCGACATGGAGTCATAAACAATCTTCCTCGATGTGTTCAAGAATGGCTTGAGAGAGTTCCTCTTCCAGCATAATTTTCCAATCTTGATCACCGCCGAGACTTCCCACTTCACAAACAAGATGAAGACTGTCTGAAATGCGAGTGGCGTCCATCATGCAAGCCACTGCTTCTGGCATCTGCCCAGTGGCAAACAAGTCTTCTGCTGCTTCCGTATGGGCCTCAAACCATTTGCCCAGACAGTAAAGCGCCACTTGCCTATAAGCCTCGTCTCCATAGCGCTCTAGGAGCTTGTCGATGCTCTGGTGGAGCTGAGGCGGAATGCCTACAGTGCCATGATCAGCAAGGTGGGGAGCAATGGAAGCGGAGATGGCATCACGCTTATTTTGCTTGGCTGCAGCAGCCTCTCGCAGAAAGGCTTCGGCAGTGGAGAAGGTGAAATCAGACAAGAGAGGAAGGCAACAATGACAGTGTGCCCACGCTAGCGGCGTTTGTCAATAGTCGTCTTTATTAATTGTTTGTAAAGGAATGGTTTCAGGCCATTCTTCTTTTTCTGGCTCTGCATCAAAGCTCACTTCCGCCGATGCAGGCAAGGAATTCTTCCTGCGTTCTTCAGTGGCAGTGGCTTCTTTTTCTTTTGCAATGGTGGTGGAAAGATCCTTCAGGAATTTCCTGTAGGAATTGTCTTGTTGTGATTCTTGTTTGATCTCATTGAGGCCGAGCAGTTTCGCTTGCTCAACCAGGGAATTCTTTGCCACATTGAGAAACGATGCGTCGCCAGCACTTTCTTCAATTTTGATCATCTCCTTGCTCCCATCGTCGCCACCTTCCATCATTGTTATCACGCGCTTCCTTTTGCTCTTTTCAAAGCTATCTAGAGCTAAATCTTTTAAGTCCATTTGCTCTTTCAAGAGACGTGCTCGATGCACGTCTTGATTCTTGAGAATTTCTTCAGTGTATAGTTGCCTATTGAAATGCCTGTCTCCGTTGACTGTTTCTTTGCTTAGCTTTAGAACATTTGCTATTTGACGATTGCTCATCTTTGCAGCAAGAAGCTCTTGCACCATCCACCGCCTAAGACCAAGCATTTCTTTTGAATAGCCAGCAGCGCCATTACCGCCATTTACTTTTGTTTCTCTTACGGCTTCAAACTGCGTCAAGCTAACGCCTGCTTTTTTTAATGCATTAGCAGCATATTCAAGCTCTTCTTCTGGCGAGGTAAATTCAATCTCAGGCTTAGCCATTACGTAGCTCTATTCTCTAACGAATTGTATCTCCTTTTCCATGGAGAGAACGAACAAATAGTTCAGTGAAACGTTCCATTTTTGCAGTGGCAATGCTCGCTGGGTAGCCATCAATGGCTTCTTTCAAGCTGCACAGCTCTTGCCATTCTTCTTGCGAAAGCTCTTCTTCTGACGATGCAGGGAAAATGGTCATAGCAAAAGGGGCGCCCCAAGCGCCCCGTTCTAGAAGATCAATGATACTGCCAGAAGACTTGATCCATCAAGGCATCTAGCTCAACTAGGCGCTTGGGACAATATTTCCTTACAAACTCCTCCATTTCTCCATGGAAGGAACTGACAATTTCCGCATAGGCAGCATCAAGTCCAGCAGGAATTAGCTCTTCGTCTGTTTCACGACGATAGGCAACTGCCATGCAGGATTTAGGACTCTCGCAATATTCGTTCTTCATAGCCTTTTCATTCTGCATCGCTTTGCTCCTGAGCAGCAAAGCCACTATCAATCAGCTTTTCAATTTCATGCAGGCTAGAGCGCCAGTGGCGCTCTCCATTATTATCCCGTGCTCCATAAAGCGTACGGGCCGCTGGTTGCGGCCCTTTCCTAGGAGAAGAAAAGCCATAGTGAACAATAGGCAAAATTTCAGTGCCGTTATGTTCAAGCAAGGGCAAGTGATCTACTGCTCGTGGAGCGTTAAGCATTGTTCAGGATTTTATCCTTGGCAATGCTAAGGAGAGTTTTGTCCATTGAAGGCTTCTTTGCCTTGTGTAATGAACGTTTCGCCCTTGGGGGGCTCCACTCTGGCTTGAGCGGCATTGCGGAGGTTTTTGGTCTTGTACAGGCTTTTGTTCTTTTTAGGGAATCTTGGCCTGCTGGACTGACCGCTCCGCCCTTTGGGGGCTCCGCTCTGGCTGGTGGCCATGCCTGAGGAGGCTGGAGAGCCAAGCGCTGAATTTTGGGTGCGCTCGGGACTTTCCGTAACCAGTCTATGCACAGCCACCAAATTTTTACAAGAGGGCCAGTCCTAAAAGCGTCACAACATAAAAAAAGCGGCCCTCAGGCCGCCTGCTCATTCTTCATCGTCGTCTTCTTCTGCTGCAATCTCCGCTTGCATCTCAGCAAAGAATCGTTCAATTTCAGCTTCAGTCTCAAGAACAAGCGGCGCTACAGGCGCCGCGCTCTCGCTATTGTCCCAAATGATTTTCATGGTTCAAACCATTCTTTCCTCCATCGTACTAAAAAAGCTAAACTATTGAAAGCTGCTCGCTACGGTAAGCAGCGGGGAGGCTGTGCAATAGAGCCTCCCTCCTATTGCGAGAGAGTTAGAACCAATCCTCCTGGTCTTCCTTTTCGGGAAGATTTTCATTGGGAACAATGTAAGTAGGCGAAATGATTGGCAGTTCTTCCTTGTCGGGAACAATATTCTGCTCTTCATTGGGAGAACCAAAGTTCAGATCGGGGCCTTGGTAGTCCCATGAGTGGTACATGCGCGTGCGTTCATCGTGAGGGCCAACAATGAAACTGCTGGTGATAAGGCCTTGACGGCGTGCCATCTCCAAAAGCTTGCCAGTGGTGACATTCTCATTCATGCCAGTTCCCAGCGAAACCTGCTGCTTGCTAAACCGCTCATGCGGACGCATGTTCACATAGTTTGCCACGCGATCAAGTTCAGCAATGGAATTACCAAGTGGACCAGCATAGTCCCATCCATAGTTCACGGCATTCCGTTTTAGAACGTGCTTGCCAGCTAGGCCACTGCGGCTCTTCACCCATTCCAGAACAAACTGGTTTTGATCAAAGTTGCCCTCTTGGCGATAGAGCTTCACCACTTCACTTACGTTGTCAACAAAGCTAGAGCTATCACGCAAGCCCCCTTGACGGTTCAAGTGGTGAAGAATGACGATGGAGCATTTGTAAACATTGGCCATGTCGCGCAATGCATAAAGAGAATCGCCCGCATTGCTCTTGATGAGATCAACGTTCATACCAGCGAAACATGCAGTGAGCGAGTCAATGACGACAAACACTGGGCGGTGCTTTTTAATGAAACGCTCAAGCTGTTGCATATGAGCAAAGCGCCAAGTTTCCCAGAAGGAAATCATGCCAGGCTGAATGTTGGCTTCTTGGTAGCCAATGATGGAAAGCTTCTCCTTGGTGTCTGACAATGGTTCGTCAGCAGAGATGAGCAGGCATTTGCCAGGCAGGCAACGCCGCCCAGACCATGAAGAGCCAGTGGCCACGCCAAGAGCCCAGTTGTAAACAAGAGAAGTTTTACCAGTGCCGCCCTGCGCAGCAAGAAGAGTGACGCTACCAAGCGGAACGATGCCAGCAATCAGCCATTCACGAACGGAATCATCATCAATAAGTTGCAGTACGTCAATCGTTTCAATTTCTTCCTTGCCAAACAAACGAGAACGCGCCTCGTCAATCATCTTGTCGATATTTGATTGCGGCATCTTCACGCCATGAGCTTCTAGCCATTTAGAAGCTTCAAACGCCACGCGAGCATCATTATCGAACAGTCCGACCATGCGCTCGAAGGTGCCAATGATTTCCTCGTAGGAAGGAAGACCATCTTTGCCTTCATGGCGATCCTTTGAAACAATGGAGGAGAGGATAAGTTCTTGATCTGCACCATCATCAAGCCAATCAGCTAAGTCATAGCCTCCGTTCTGAGGCAGACTATCCCATTCAAAATTGCCAGGATCGGCATAAAGCCATTGCGCCCCAGGATTATCTGAGGCCACTTCCCGCATGAGAGCAATGCCAGGCTCATCACGATCAGGGCATAGAACAATCTTCTTGCCGCGAAATAACAAGGAGTAGTCGCCGTTGGCCCGATACTGACCGCTGCCACCAAGGAAAGTGACCGAGGGAATCCCGATCTCCCATAGCCTGTCACAGGTGAGTTCCCCTTCAACAATGAAGATGGGAAGTCCAGTCACCTGTGAAGCAGTAAGAGCTTCATCAAAGCGATAAGGAAGAATGGTGCTTCTTATTTCATCAATGTATGCTTTACGTTGATGCGTGCCTTGCGGTACTGAAGGATAGCTTTGTTTAATTGTTTTCTTGCCACTTGCATCATCGCGATGCACGTTAATAGTAGTTTCGCCTTGCCTATTTTTGTAGGGGAAAGTGTAAGACTGTGGTTCACGAAGAGGGCGCTCCCAACGATCAAGCGGAGCAAGGATGTTACGAATTTCGGCGCGGTGCTTTGCTGAATCATCATTGAAACAGTTGTAAGCACCATTGCTGGTGTTGATGGAGAGGTCGTTACCTCCGCATGCTGGACAGATGTATTTCCCTGGATGGTCGCTTGTCTCAAGCTTCTCAATGTGGTCCAGGATGGAGAATGCCATGGAGGGGAGTGGGAATGCCTCCGTTGTAGCAAGGAAATCAAGAAGCAACAGACTTATAAGCTAAAACCATGCGAGACGGGAGAAACGATAAGCAGCGACAATGCTTTAGATGGTTGGCAAGGCTGAAAACTATGGCTAGTCTGGCCATGTTCCCGATGCCTCTCGTCAATGGAACTACTTCTGGCCGCCATCATCGGCATTTCTTTTGCCTACCTCGTTGTCTCCGTGATGTATGACGAATAGTAACAAAGAACTGAAGAAGGGCAGGCATTTCAGCTTGACTGACACTGCCTACGCCCATCTTGGCAACATCGCCCACGAAGCTCGATTGAGCCTCAGCGAAACCCTAGAACGCCTCGTTCGTTCTACGCCCATCTGGGAAGGTAGCGCCACCTTGGCAAACGGCGCCTTCGATCTCATCGAAGACTATTCCACGTCCCTTGAAACCGATTTCAATGAAAGTTTCCCAGCTTAAACTTGCTTGCGAAGAATTCCTTCTTGACCATGGTGATCAGGAAGTGAAGCTTCTATGGGAGCAAGGAGCCATTGATGAAGGCTTCGATCCTAAATACTATGAGCTTCCTACTGACATTCGCGCAGTTGCCGATTGGCCTCTTCCTGGCAAGAGCATCATCACCAAGAACGAGGGCTCTGAAATGACCACGCATTTCGTCATTATGTATGGCGAATATGCATGCCTTCCGCAATCCAAGCAATGAACAAGCCTGATCTCACGACAAGTGAACTTACGGAAAGGCTTAAAGAGCTTGATTTTGCCATTGTCCATCGGCTCGACGAATTTGCTTCTGACACTGGCATTGACATTGCCGAGTTGCACGTCAAGTATGACTACGATGCCGATGAATTTGTAATGGACTATCGCCTTGCATTCCCAGAAGAATGAACCATTCCTTTATGCTCTATTCCCCGTCTGATTTTTCTTCCATGGACCCTGCTAAACAAGCCGCAATGGACCGTTACAACGGTATCTTCTCCCCTCTGGAGATCAGCGCTGAAGCCTTCAAGGCTGCTTACGATACGCCTGACATCGGGCCTCACATCGAGAAGGACTACAAGGGCTTGTCCTATCTGTCCTGGCCTTTTGCTTATCGCTATTTGAAGGAGCATTTCCCCACCTATTTTGTCGCCTTTGAAGAAAAGACCGTTGGGGAGGTGGTGTTTGGCACGCCAGGCGCCTACTATCTCCGCCCCTACCTCACTGATGGCTGCCGCCGTACTGTTGCCTTGATCTTCCCGATCATGGACAGGAAGCACAATTCCATTAAGGAGCTTGATGGTCGCGCCATCTCTGACAACTGCCAGCGTGCTGCTGTAAAGGCTATTGCCACTTTCACTGGTCTTGGTCTGCGTCTCTATGCAGGCGAAGACATCCCTAAGGAAGATGAAAAAGGAACGCCCAAACTCCCGCTCCAACAGGAAGCTCCGAAGCAAACTACGCGGGCAAGCAAGGCACCAACGGGAGCTAAAGCTCCTTCTGAGCCTGCTGGAGAAGGAGGGAATGCTCCCACCGCTGCGACAGGGACCAGTGATGAAGCATTTGATGCCAAAACTGCCCTGACCACCATTTGCAAAGCCAATCCATTTGGTTATGCCGATGAGAAGAACAGCATGGCTCTTGGTAAGGCTGCGCTGGAAGCTATCGGCCTGTCTCGCGCCACTGAAGTGAAGACGTGGCAACAGTTTGGCAATGTGGCAGCAGCCATGATGACTGTCTGGGCAAAAGAAGAGCAAATGGTCATTACCAAAACGGAGATGACCAAGGAAATTGATCTTGTTCGCGCTTGCGATACAACGGAGGCAATGGTTGAAGCAATGAAAGCTTTCGTTGCAAAAAAGCCATAGATCTAGCAGCGGCCCGCTTTGCGCGGGCCTTTGCTGGAACCATTTGCCTTAATGAAGACAATGCCCCTCTTGATTGCATTCCTTCCAGCCTCTTTAGCTGATGATCCTCTTGGCTTGTTCCTGCTGGTTGCTTTTGCTTCTACAGCTCTAGCCTTGCTCATTTTGTTCCTTGCAAGCTTAGTTCTACCATGAACGATTCTTCTCTTTCTCCATGGAAACATTCGTGGAAGCATTCAATAACTAATCGCTATGGTGATCCAAGCTTTGATATTGAAGTGACAAGCTACAAGGCAACCATATACGAAGTTGTCGAGGACTTTGCTTGTTATTTAATGGGATGTGGTTATTCACGCTCTCTCATTGTTGATGCTTTCAATGCACAGGCAGAAGAATTTGCAGACTTGGTGAAAGATGCTGACAAACAGACGAACGCTGATTGATGCCTGCCATGAAGCATTCTGGAGCTTTCCTGAAGATACGCTTGGCAGTGATCGACGTATTGCTGCAATTCTGCTCGCTATCGCTGAACATCCTTTCACTGATCGCGCTTTTCTTCGTCAAACTGCACGCACTATTCTCATGGCTGATCATGCAATGTGTAAGGGCGACGAGTGCCCTGTCAAGGAGGACTGTTGGCGTTATATGGCGCCCTCTGGCATTTGGCAAACTTACCTTGCAACGCCGCCTTATACAGAAGAGGGCTGCGACTATTTCTGGGACATGAATGAAAAATGAAACCCTTTATCATTGCCTCATTTGGTGGTGGTCCCCAATTCAACAAAAAATGGTTGGTGCCGCGTGAATCGTTTAATCGTTTCAAGAGTCGCTACGAACTTGGTGATGTAGAGGGGTTTGGAGCTTCTCCCAAAGAATGGGACTTTCCATTTTTTGTTAACGCTTTAGCGTCTACTGGCTTTAGTCCCCAAAAGCGCCTCCATTACTCATCTTTTGACTTTACTTTTGTCAATCAATCAGTAAGTTGGCACAAGGATGATGGTTGTGGAATTTTAGTCGCGACATTAGTTGCACAATCTAAAAGCAAAGATCGCTGCGTGGGATCACGTCATGCGCTAATCACAAAACACGGAGAACTGCCTTTACAACTAGGAGATATGTTTGTATTTAATGCATCATTACATCATGCTTGGATTTCTTACGAAGCATGCGTATTGGCTTGTATAACAGTCAAGCGTAAGCGCAAATAATGCCCTGTTACGATCTATGTCTCGACGCCCTTTCGATGCCTTCTCTCGCCCGCTACGAACCCAATCGGATTCAGCTCAACGGCAAGCGGAATTACGTTTTGAACGGTTTTCCAAATGCCCCAGAAGGCATTGTTTTGCCCTCTGTGACAACTATTGCGAGCGCGTGTTCGCCGCCTGGCAAGATTGCAGCGCTCATGAACTGGAGGAAGAAAGTAGGCAATGAGGAGGCAAATAGGCGCACACGCTCTGCCGTAGAACGTGGCAATTGGCTCCATGGTGTGCTAGAGGATTTCTGGAACGGCGAGGACATCAACTGTCACCTCGATTCCCATCCATTGTTCGTTCCTTATTTCGACAGCATTGCCAACTTCCTCACTGGTGTGGCTAGCCCCCTTTTAGTGGAAAGCGCCATTGCTTGGTATTGCCCCTCCACTGAAACTGGCTACTCAGGCACGTTTGACATGCTTGCCACCATGGGCAACGGCAATATCGCCTTGCTCGATTGGAAGACAAGCTACAAGCAAAAGCCTGACACGCAGCTAGGTGACTACCGCATGCAGCTCGGGGCCTATTCCCAAGCCATTGAGCAAATGTACGGCATTGAAATCAACGAGGCGCATTGCGCTATTGCCATTTACGACCCTGATACTGGCGAAGGGCAAGAGGCTCAAATTGTGAGCCTTGATGGCACTGATCTTGCCATGCAGGCGGGTATCATGGCCCAGAAAACGCAGCAGTATTTTCTTGAGCACTATCCAGGTGGACGCCCCTTAACCATTTCTATGGATAGGGGAGCTTGACTCCTCGTCTGCACCAGCTATGCTTCTAGAGCCCCTCCAGGGCCGACCACTCTCCTTCTGAGGAACACTACATGCCCTCTGGCAATCTTCCCGTTTTCAGCGGTACTGTCGATCTCACCCCCGACATTCTGAATGCAGCCAAAAAGGCTGGTCCCAATGCACAAGGAAACTACAGCTTCCGCGTGGCACTGTGGAACAACGACAAGCGTGATAAGGACACTGCCCCTCATTTCAAAGGGCAAGTGACTGTCAACAAGATGGAGAATAGCCCTAAGGCTTATTCTTCCTTCTGGCAAAACGGCGAAGCCGCAATGGCTTCATCTTCGTCTAGCGACGATTTGTTCTGACGCCTTCTTCCATCGTTGTTTCTTGGGGGCGGCAACGCCCCTTTTCTTTCATGCTTCTCAACGACAAGCAAATTAGCATTCTCGCTGAAAACGACATCATCTTTCCTTTCACTGGAGAGAAGCGTCGTGAACTAGACAATGGTACGAAAGCATTGTCTTATGGCCTGTCTCATGCTGGCTATGACCTGCGCCTTTCTCCTGAAGGCTTCATGGTCATTGATAACAGCGTGAGCAAAGACTTTCCTCTTGACGTGAAGAGCTTTGATACGGAGCTAATGGAAGAGCAGCAGCCTCGTCAAGAAAATGGCAGCACGTTCTTTGTACTTCCTCCGTTTTCATACGCTCTTGGCGTTAGCCTTGAACGCATCTCGATGCCTAACAATGTGATGGGCATTACGGATGGGAAGTCAACGTATGCTCGTCAAGGCACAATCATTAACGTTACGCCAATTGAGCCTGGCTGGTCTGGCTATCTCACTATTTGTATTGTCAATCCCTTGGCTTTTCCAGCAAGGATCTACGCTAATGAGGGGATAGTGCAAATCACTTTCTACCAGCTTGACAGTGACGTGGCCAATGCTTACGGCGATGGCAAGTACCAAGATCAAGGAGCTAAAGTGGCCTTTGCTGCTGTATAGCTTGTGAGTGCTCTCGAAGATCAGTTTCTCGGGCTTTGGCAAGCTCACTACCCCGACCTTTCATTGATTCGGGAATTCAGCGACGTTGAAGCTTGGGAAACTGATTTTCAGGAGCGCTATGCCAAAAGCAAACGCTCAAAACGTTACAGGGCAGATTTTGCACATCTTCCTTCTCGCTCTCTCATTGAAATACAAGGCGGCACTTTTAATCGTGGCCGTCATGTTACTGGCTCTGGCTACGAACGAGACGCCCGAAAGTTTAACTTAGCCATGCTTTGTGGCTGGAAAGTATTTTTGCTTACTTCCCAAACGGCCAAAGAAATCGCCTGGCTTGAGAAGATTGCTGCTGTTCTGCGAATGTCTTGATGGCTTCACCAGCTTCGCCAAGCAAAGCGTCTGCTGCTTCTAAGTCCATTTGCTGAATCTGCATGGCTTGACGCAGTTCAAGGTTTTCCTTAACAAGCGAAGCAGTGGCATCTTGCATGTTGCTCCAGCCCTGCATCATATTCCATGCCACCTCCTTGAGCTTATCAATGTCGTTGCATTCTTCCAATGCCTTCTTATTGGCGACAAGGGCAAAGTCCCTTTCCATGCTCCGTTCAAAAGGCCCCATCTCAGCAATGTAGTCGCGTCCGTTGTAGCTTAATGCTACTGGAATGGAAAACATTCTTGACATAGGGCTCCCGTCGTTTGCTTTAGCCTAGCGATGCAGAGAAATGGCAGGCAGTTTGTTTACGCAGTGGACGATGGAAGGAAAGCCGAAAAGCTTGGTACGGCTTCCTTCAGAGCCCTCCCGAAAACGCCAGTGTCCCACACTTGGGAAGTTGGGCAAACCGTCGTGTATGTGCAGCCCACTGCTGCGGGATGGATGCCCACAAGCCTCTTGGGCACCATTGCTGCCATCGTGAAAGACGGAAGACAAAGCAAAGCTCGCATTATTTGGCACGCTGAAACGAAGCTGGCGCCTATTATTGGCTTCCAGAGGCTCCGCCCTTTTCTGTTGGTTCATGACTTCCTCGCTCTCTCAAGCCATTGATCCCCTCTGTGACGGTATTAGCTTTGTCAGGCTCATTGATTGGATGGGAACTTCGCTTGACATCGTTTGTGATGCGCGGCAAAGTTTCGATCAAGCCTCTCTTGAATGGACTGATAAAGATCAGAAGCTTCTTAACTATTTGGTGAAGCATCAGCACACTAGCCCCTTCAGGGGCGTTGTCACGAAATGGCAAGTGAAAGCTCCGCTGTTTATTGCTCGTCAATGGTGGAAGCATGTTATTGGTGGCACCTATGCCAATGATCAACTTGGCTGGAACGAAAAAAGCTTTCGCTATTGCGAAGCAGACGACGACACGTATTACATGCCTCGTGAATTTAGGCAGCAAAGCACCAGCAATAAACAGGCTTCTGCTGGCCCTCTGGAGCTGTCTATGAATCAAATGGCGATGATCGAATATGCCAAGGCATTAGAGCAGGCTAAGCAGGCTTACAGGGCGCTCCTGACGCTAGGCGTGAGCAAAGAACAGGCTCGTGGAATCATGCCAATGAGCACCTACACAAGCTTCACTTGGACCTGTAGCTTGCAAGCCCTTCTGCATTTTCTCTCATTGCGCGACAAGCCTGATGCGCAAGGTGAAATCCAATGCTACGCTCAAGCGCTGGCCACATTGGCCCGCCCTCTCTTTAAAGAAGCCTTCCAAGCATTCGAGGAAAATGGCAATGCCTTTTGAACAAGCCCCTGAAGCTTTCCATCCAGTGGAGCGCCCCATTCATTACGCCAGCGGTGGCTTAGAAGCTATCGAGGCAATGGAAGCAAGTATGACGCCCGAAGCTTTTCGCGGCTTCCTGAAAGGCAACATTCTGAAATACGTTTGGCGCTATGAGCAGAAAAATGGCCTAGAAGATTTAGAAAAAGCCAAGTGGTATCTTGGTCAGCTCATCTTCGCTCTTGAAACTGATCAAGAGCGTGAAGCTCTAGCTGCCATTGAAAACAATGTTGACAATGGTTGCAAAGATGGCTTCTGTCCAATGCCAGGCATTCGTTACGATCTCCCTGGTAAACAAGTGCTATTTGATCCCGTCCCAGTAGATAAAGCCTAAGCTGCCTGCCATTCTGTATAACAAAAGCCCCCAGAAATGGGGGCTTCTTCTTTTGACGGTGGAATGTAATAATCACGCTCCTCCGCAAATGCTTCAATATCCTGCAAGGAAGTGTGGGCGCTAACAAAACTATTGTGATGCACCCACGCCAAAAGAATTTCTTCCCGCTTCTCAGTCCAGAAGCGCTGTGGGCGCCACCATTCAAAAATAGGCTCAGCTCCTTTTAGTAAATTACATGCTTGACAACTTGGCACTAAGTTATATTTTGCGAAATGAGGCCCGCCCTTGCTCTTTGGCACAATGTGATCAATAGTCAGCTTTTGATCCCATCGCCCGCAATATGCACAGGCGCATTGCCCGAGCGGTCCTCGCAAGGGATAATCCTCGAAAATGCTCTTACGGAATCTTCTTCTAGCGTCTCCAGGGCGAAGTTCAATGAGAGAGTAAAGCAGCTCATCGGGACCATTCGCTCTTGGCATGGCACTATTTACTTTTTCTGCAAACAATCTAACGGGCAACAAGCAAATAATGCGTTTTAGCTAATATAAAAATTGCAGGGAATCCCCATGGAACCATTCAAGCAAGGCATGGCCAATTTTGTGGCCACTATCACGGCTGGCATGCTTCTTTCCACGGGAGCCATGCTTATTACTGTCGGCAATCAACAGGCCAAAGTGGCAGTGCAAATTGAAAGCATTACGGAAAAACTTAGCGCTCTAACGGACAAAATGAGCGATATTGAAACAAGAGTGCGCAGCCTTGAGATTAAACGCTAGGCTTTAGGAACTCCCCTTTCCCATCTTTTAGGAGAATCATCATGACTGGCGTCGAATGGTTCGTTGTTGGTGGCATCATTGTTGCTGCTCTTGATCAAATTATTGAGCGCACTCCCTACAAAGAAAACAATATTCTGCAACTGCTTCTGACTGGTCTTAAGGCTATCTTCCGCGTGAAGGACTGAAGCCATGTGGGCTTCTAATAGAGCATTCTGGGATGAATGCTTTGCAATTGCCCGTAAATGTGGTGCTCGCTATCCAGAACTTGTTGCTGCACAATGCTGCCTAGAAAGTGGCTTTGGAAAGCACACCTCTGGGAAAAATAATTTTTTAGGACTAAAGGGTGCGGGCACCACCACTTCCACTCAAGAATTTTACGATGGTCAATGGGTGACAATCAAAGCAGGCTTTATTGACTTTCCCAGTCTTGCCGCTTGCATTGAATATCTTGTTGCGCGTTGGTATAAGGATTATCGTCAATTCAAGGGCGTAAATAATGCGCCTAATCGTTATGCAGCGGCACGCATGCTGAAAGAGCAAAGCTATGCCACTGATCCAGAATATCCTGCAAAGCTTTCAAAGCTTATGAAGGAATACGCTCCAGAAACTACGCAATTTACTATGATTGGTCCCAAGAAGCGTCCTCAAGATTTTGGCTTTAAGCCTGGTGATTCGCATTTAATTGTGAACGATGCAGTGGAAACCATGAAAGCTTTTTCTTATGAAGGAAAGCTGCTGTGGGAAATTCCCTGCCTTGCTCGCGGGCAATATAGTGACTTTGAATGGAAAATTACAAACTCTGACACGCCCGTGGGGGTATACGTGTTCGGAGAGGTATATAAAGACTACGAGCGTGTAGGCGATAAGCCTGCATATGATCGCACTCTAATGGCGTATGGCTGGTACACCTTCGACATGATTGACTTGGAGGGTCAAGAGCGGAATAATGGTAGAGCTGGTATCGCGTGTCATGGCGGTGGTAGCGCTAATGGCTGGCCAGGTGCATGGGCACCTAATCAGCCCCTAGTTCCTACACATGGATGTATTCGCCTGAAAAATGTTGACCTTCGTGACAAAATTCTTCCTCTTTACAAGAAAGGTAAAATATTTTGTTCGGTTTTCCAGGAAGGCTAATCAACGTGTTTCCATATTTTGCGCAAACGAACAGCGCTAATAACTGCTTGGCTTACTCCGTAGATCTTCGCTAAATCAACCTGCCTTTCATTGCTTGCACGTATGCATAGCACATCGACTTCAGTAAGTTTACTGGCAGGGTTCGCCGTGCCGCAAAGTAAGGTTCCATGCTTGACTTTATCTGCTTCGTTTTCTGCTTTAGTGCCCCATGCCAAATTATCAAGCCTATTATTGCTAGGATCGCCATCTAAATGTCTAGCTTCGCAATTGTCTGGCCGTGGCCCGACAAAAGCCTCCAAGACTAGCCGATGAACAAGATGTTGCTTGTCCGGATTGCGCAAAAGAACTTTCTTGTATTTTCTGCTTTTTCCCGATGGTGATGGAGTGAAATAGCGAACTCCAGTTCTCCTGCGACCAGAATTAGCTCGGACCCATCGGTCTAAACTTCGCACCCGACCAAGATTGCTTACCTCGTAAACCCCTTCGTATCCAACGACGGGGCGCCATTCTTCTATCATGAACATGATGCCTACCTCCTTTAGGTGTCCGTGGGCAGGGAATTGCACTTCCGCTGCCCTTTAATCTTAGACGATACTGAAGAAAATATGACTCGCGAAAGTTGGTTTAATGCTCTCTGTTACGAAGCAGGACTTTGGGCCGTCTCACGATGGCCCTCTCTTGCTTTTAATCCATGGTTCAAACTGCTCATGGAACATTGTCGTCCAGACTGGACAGAATGGAAAACTAAAATCGCCATGGAAGCCATTGATAAACAAACTGCTTCTCTCGTGGAACAATGGGAGAAAGAAGAGAAGGAAAATAAAGCCAATGCTCTCGCATGGGAAGCTCATAAGCTTTTTCCTGAAGCCAAAATCACTCCCCTTCCCAATGCCATTACTCCGTCTGTTCTTATTGAAACAGCCCCACCAGCAAACGCTAGTGAGGCTGTAAAGGCACTAGGGGGAGAGTTGAGGATTACGTACCAGCTCCCCAGTTCAGAAGCGCCCTGAGGCGCTTCCACTTAGCTAGTTCCTTCTCGTGATAGTTTTCCCAGCTAGCAATGGCTTCGCTGAGCCCTTTAATGGCAACAGCGGGATCATCATCAGTGAGAAGCTCCTGAAGAGCGTCTGAGATGTGATCCACTTGCTGCTGATGCCACTGGTCCTTAAACGCATCCATAAAAAGAGGGCGTGAGCCCTTAGTTTAGCTGGTCACACTACTTCCACCCAGCCAATCATGCCTAAAGCTTTAGCGTTCACGTCAGTGTCCACGGTAAGAATCAACGTGTCGCTAACGCCAGAGGCATTTTGCCCCAGCGCTAAGCGAATGGCTTCTGCCACTGCATAGTTATTAGCACTGCCCTGACTGACAAAACCAGAATCAATCACAGTGCCCCCCGTAGCAGTGCCGCTTGTCGTCACTTCTACATTGCCCCTACCATTGCTGGCTGCGCTCCAAGTAACGCCAGAAAGCGTAGGGTTTAACCGTAGTCGCCACAACACTACGTCACTAGATCCAGTAGTTGTAGAAATCCTCACGGGAAGAATGACATTACCAGTGCGACCACTGGCCATACGAATGCCAGCAGTAATGCGTTCTCCAGAAGTGTTGGGTACTGTTGAAAGACTATGCGACACTGAATAAATGGCACCATCTGGCTCGTAGCCGCCTTCGCTCAACAAGCTACAACAAACATGCTTCATTGTCGCTGAAGACGTTTGAGCACTGGCATTATGAATGCGATAGGACAATGGCAGGATAGCTGTTGTCATATAGACGCTATCCAATGCATTGAAATGTTCAAACTCATGGCAATAAACTATTTCTCCGTCAATAACAAAGCCACACCTAACACGTCCCACTCCTAACCATTCCAAATCGGCAGTAAAGATTTGCGCCTTGGCAAAATCAAGAGAAGAAAGCGTGTCGATGTTCCAATCGCTTTGATTTACCACGTCTTCATTAATAGTGCCAGATGCATAACTTCTGACAACGAATTGCACCGTGGCACCACTGGCGCGTAGCATCACGCCATTTTGATCATTAAAAATCCCCACTTCTTGAATGAGACCAGAAGCAAGAGGAGCACCAACAAAGCTTTGCAAAAGCATCATGCTTTTACCTGCCTGATACGGGAAGTTCTGTTTAGTACGACGAAGAACAGTATCTCCCGATGCAGTGGTGGTGCTCATTGCCACACTGCTTTGATGCGTTAAAAACGTAGAAGTGCCACTACCAACAATGCTGTCAAACCATTGATCAGGACGTTTGTCATAGCGCATTGTGCTATCAAAAAGCGTATAGGGAGCACTCGTGCGCTGTCTGCCGAAGGCATCTACGCTGCCACTATCGGGGCCTTTTTGTAAAATCTTTCCTCGATAATCTGCCTCAATATGAGTTTCAAACTGTTCACCGCCTCTAATTACTTGTCCCATGAGAATAATGTCTTTCTTTTATTGTACGCGCAAAAAGAAAGGGCCTTTCGGCCCTTTGCTTATTTGCCCTGTCCTTTGCGCAATTTCCTGCCGTGACTAGCTTTGCTGTTTTTGCCGTTGCCCTGGCGAGTCATTTTAGGTTTACCAGGCGTAAAGAGCTTTTGTCCGCTAATGCCTACTTTGCTTCGGGCTGCCATGGAGAAAAGACGAAAACAGAAGTTTAGCTAGCCCAGGGCAGGCCAGTGCCTTTAGTGGGGGCAGCTTGCTCATCAATTTGAGCTTGGAGGGCAGCTTCAATTTCAGCCACTTTCTCCTCGCCAAATTTATCAAGCAGCCAGCCCACTACAATTTCTTCCGTGAGATCAGCAAACGGAATGGCTTCATCTTCCTCTGGCGCCTCAAGACCAAGAGAGCCGTACGCCGAGGCACGATAAGTGCCATCGAAGGCTTCAATCGTATAATGCAAAGTGTAGACAATGCCGTTGGAAAGCTGACGCTCAAGCTGAGCAATCTTCCATTCGTAAGTAGTAGCCATGATTAATCAAGATGGTCTTAGTTAGTTTAAGAGGGGATCACAGCACTGGCATCTCGTATTCTTTTGTTGTATTGCAATAGTGTTTAAAGATGATTTCACTTGTGTTGCCTGCCCATGCTGCAACTTGCGGCACTGGAATGCCAGCCTCCACCCAACGACTAATGGCAGTATGGCGGCAATCATACGGGCGATACAAATGGGAAATGATTTCAGCTTCATGCAAAGGCATTAGCTTTTTCCTGAAATAACTCTGAAATGCAAGCCTATCCCACGGGAAAATATATTCATTGTCTTGCGGAAGCTCGTCAAGCATTTCTTGGCAGCGACTATTCAAGGGCACCCAACGGCGCTTGTTTGTTTTAGTGCTGTTTTTCAAGCCATGAGTGAGTGTATAGTTTGAATGAACAAGAATCTTTCCATCCTTGATATCAACCCATTTTAATGCCCTTACTTCTCCAGTGCGCATTGCAGTTTGCAGCATAAATTCTGTATAAATTGACCAGTTTACGTTGCGATAGGTGCGCTTTGCTTCCAATGCCGCCAGCACTAGTGCCGTTTCGCTGCGAGGGATGACGATAATTTCTTCATCGCGCTGAGGGGCTTTTGGCATTTTGAAACTTGCTAGCGGGTTTTTGTCAAGAATACCAACGTCTTCTTGCGCTGCCCAGCGATACATCGTCTTCACGTACATTGCCACGCGACGAGAAGAAAGCACTGGCTTTTCTCCTAAAGTCCAAATCATTATTTTCCTTGCATCGTTAATATTTTGAATGGGACAACGACCAAGCCACTTTTCTACTTGTTTGTAGTCAGAAGTGAGACTGGTAGCACATAAAGAAATGGAGCGCTCTTCCATGAAGGCGCTCCAGAGTTGAGAGAGAGTGGTCATGGTCGATGGAGAGACCAGCCAATGTACCAGGTTTGCCCTTGGCTGTCAAGGGTTCAGGATGAAAAGCCCGCCGGACGAGTCAAGACCAATGGTTAGGTATTCTGTTGTGCCTTGAACAAGATTACGACAGGCTTTCTTAAATTCAGAGGTTTCTTTTTGTGGATACTTGGCTTCATACTGCATTGTTTCTGGGTTCAAAACATTACACTCTGGATCTCCAAGATAAAAGCAATTAACAGCTTGTCGCGCTTCTTTTTGTTGTTCAATGCTTAAAGAGAAAGTAACGGGAACCTTGAATGTTGCAATTAAGTTCATGATGGCGGCAGTCTCTTTTTTGATGGCTTCTGTTTCTTCTCGCGTTTGTTTAATGCGACGATCAAGCGGTTCTAGCCAGTTGTGTTCAGAC